ACTTATTATATACACCTAAAGATATTGAAAAAGTAAGTATTAGAGGTGAAGACTCAATTGCGTTTAAACCTAACACTATTACTTACGCTGTACCTGAAAATACTGATCTTGCAAAAAAAATATTAAGAAGTAAATTAGGCATAATATTTCACACTACTTACACAGGCCGAAAGATGTCTAATTTAAAAGCAAGTTTTGGCGTTAATGTAAAATCTTTTACAAAGACGCCATCAGTATTTTTTGATGATGCTAGTTATAAAGATAACTCAGGTGTTGCAACATTTACAGATGCAGAAAGCGATAGATACGATGGCATATTAAGAATGGCTATGGGTTCTATTGGCAAAGGCAAAAGAATTTTAAATTTACTAAAGTCACAAACTAATTTATTATCAGTTGGTGCAAGATTAAAAATATACTTTAATGATTATATCAAAAAAGGTAAAGCAATAAGTGGTGTCAAAAAACTACAAACAGATTTTAGAAAATACTATGCCTCAGTTTTAGATGATGAAATAACAAAAAGAAAAACTGATAAAGCAAAAAGAAAATATCAAACAATTAGAAACGAAGGTTTAAGATTTATTGATAGATACGAAAATGAGATATACTTTGCAATTGCAAGTTATGTATCTTTACAAAGAGCAAAAAACTTTTTAGTGAGTAAGATGAATCAAATTAAATCTATCGGTACATATCTACAAACTAACAATGGATTTAAATTAACTAATCCAGAGGGTTATGTCGCTGTAGATAGAATGGGTAATGCTGTTAAACTAGTAGATAGATTAGAGTTTAGTACTGCTAACTTTAATTTACAAAAGAACTGGATAAAAGGATAATGAAAACATTTTTGACATTTTTAGAAGAGACGACTAGAAGAATTATATTAATGGGTGGTCCTGGTTCAGGTAAATCTACTTATGCAGAATATATTACAAAAAGATTTACTATACCTCATATCTATCCAGGTGGTATGTTAAGAAAAGAAGTAGAAAAAGGTAGTGAGATAGGACAAAAAGTTAAAGATATAATTTCAACAGGTCAATTTGTGCCTAATGAAATAGTGTTAAAATTAATTAAAGATAAAGTAGATCAATCACCTAGTGGTTATGTTTTAGATGGTTGGCCTAGATATATGACGCAAGTAAGAGATATGGAAGAGGCAAACATAGGTTACGATAAAGTTATATTTTTAGATGTCAGTAGAGAAGAAATTTTAAAAAGATTATTAGCAAGAGGTAGAGCAGACGATACTGAAGAGATAATCAATAATAGAATAGACTTATACAATAGAGAAACAGGTCCTGCAGTAGAATATTTTAGAGGTAAACCTGGTTTCGTAGAAATAAAAGCAGAGGGCGGTACAATAGAAGATAACGCTAATAAAATTATAAAGGCAATAGAAGATGGAAATTAAAAGTTTTACACAACAGATAAACGAGGGTCTTTACGATCCAGGTATATTCAAAGCATTTTTTCTTGCAGGTGGTCCTGGTTCAGGTAAGACATTTGTTGCTTCTTCAGCATTTGCAGGTTCAGGTTTAAAAGTTGTAAACTCTGATATTGCATTTGAAAGAGAAATTAAAAAGGCAGGACTATCTATGAAAATGCCAGATGAAGAAGAATACTTTAGAGATATATTAAGAAAAAGAGCAAAAGGTACCGTTTTAAATCAATTACAAAGTTATATAAATGGTAGACTAGGTTTAGTTATTGATAGTACAGGTAGAGATTATGATGCGATTGCAAGAAATCATAATATGCTACAACAAATAGGTTATGATTGTTATATGGTATTTGTAAATACAAGTTTAGATGTTGCTTTAGAAAGACAAAAAAGAAGAGAAAGAGTTGTACCAGAATACATTGTAAAGAATAATTGGGAAGGTGTACAAAGTAATATCGGTAAGTTTCAAAGACTATTTGGTATGAGTAATTTTGTTGTTGTTGATAATAATAAATCAGACGCAGAATTAGTAACCACAACATTAAATAATGTGTCAAAAATAGTTAGACAATTAATTAGAAAACCTATATCATCTTACATTGCAAAAAGATGGATGGCAGGTGAAAGAAAAGCAAAGAGAAGAAAATGAAGAAGTTTAAAGAATACATGAGTCTAGTTGCAGATAAAAGATGTCCTGACGGATATAGATTTGACAATAAACTAAAGGTTTGTGTTCCTACAGGAAATAAATATGTAAAGTACCCTTTCTTTGGTCGTATTGGCACAACAAGTAAAAACGCTGATACAGATAATACAAATGGTAATGGTGATAACGGAAATGGTAACGGCAATGGCAATGGTAATGGAAACGGTGGTAATGGCGCAAACGGTGGTAACGGCGGCAATGGAGGCGGCGGAGAATAATGAGATTTAAAGATTTTATAAAAGAGTCTATTATAGACATACCTAGAAAGACATACGCAAGACCTGTATTTGATAATCCAGATACAAGTAATCCTACATTAAAGCCTGCTGTAAGAAAACAAATAATAGACGGAATTAAAACATTTGAAAAATTTGGGAAAGTAGTTAAGTATACCTTAATTGGTTCTATACTAACAAAACAATATAGAGATGACGCTGATTTAGATATTAATATCTTATTTGACATACCTGGTTCACAGGAAGAACAAGAAAAAGTACATGAAAAAATAAGAGAATATCAAGGCGAAATAAATGGTCAAACAATACCTGGCACAAATCATCCTATAAACTACTTTTCTATCATAGATCCTGCTACATTTAGTAAGGCAAGGGACATGGCAGATGGTACTTTTGACATAGACGATAATAAGTTTATCAAAAGACCAGATCCTGGCACCTTCGAACCTGAAAAATATCTAGCGGATTTTCAGCGTAGAGTTGCTGAAATAGATGTTGTTAAAGGTGAATTGGCTCGAGATATTATTGATTATGAGGAACTATCAAGGCTTACCTCATCTGATATTGATGGGTTAAGTACATTAGTTGCTAAGAAGTTAGCTGAAATTACAGACTCTATTAACACTCTAATTGATATTGGCGACAAGACCGTACAAGATAGAAAAGACTCTTTTGCGGCTGATATGTCACCAGACGAAATCAGAAAGTTTGGCGTTAAGAACCGACTTCCTAAAAATGTTATTTACAAGATGTTAGAGAAGTATCATTATCTCAAATTCTTTAAACATTTGAACGACATTATGGATGACGGCAAATTAACACCAGATGAACTGAAATCATTATCTAAAATAAAAGAGGCCAAAGGTAGACATATAGCGTTTACCTTTGGCCGATTCAACCCACCTACTATTGGGCATGAAAAACTTATGAATAAATTATCGCAAGTAGGTGCAGATAACTATTATATCTTTGTAAGTAAGTCAGAGGATAGTACAAAGAATCCTTTATCATACAGACAGAAAATACAGGCAATGAAACAAATGTTTCCTAGACACGCTAGAAATATTATTGTAAGTAAATCTAATAGTGTATTTGAAATAGTAACCGATCTGTACAATAGAGGAACAACAGAATTATCTATGGTAGTTGGTAGTGATAGAGTGCAAGAATTTAATAACACAATTAAAAAATATAATAACATAAGAAGTAGGCATGGTTTCTATAACTATGATAAAATTAATATTGTATCTGCTGGTGAGAGAGATCCAGATGCTGATGGTGCAACAGGTATGAGTGCTAGTAAAATGAGAACTGCTGCTAAATCAGATGACTACAATACATTTAAAAAAGGTTTACCTTCATCTTTTGGTAATTCAAATAGAGGAATAAAATTATTCAAAGATGTAAGAAAAGGTATGCAATTGGCTGCAGGCGTCAACCACGATGCTGGTGCAGGCGCATTAAGATTTAAACCTTTTATAACTGCTTCAACAAGAGAAGAATTAGAAAAAATGACATTAAGAGATCAATATATTAGTGAACATATCTATGAAATAGGAGATATTGTTGACGACATACAAAATGGTATAACTGGTATTGTTATAAGAAGAGGAACAAACTATGTGACTTTAGAAGATGTTGATAGTAAATTACATAGATGTTGGTTACATAATATTATGGAAACACCAGTTTATCCTATAGAGTTAGAAGAAAGAGCAAAGAAAATTGCTAAACACAAATACAAAAGGGATCCGAAGTACTATGACAAAGGTGGTTCAATTAAGAAATCACCTGAAGATAAAGAAACAGGTCTACCTAAAAAATATGTTAAAGGTCTTTCAAAAGATAAGGCAAAACAACATAAGAAACAATTAGATAGACAATCTAAAATGAGAGATGACGATCCTGCCGCTTACAGACAAACAAGTGCTGACAAAGGTGCAAAGACTAAACCTAGTAAGTACACGAAGAAGTTTAAACAAATGTATGGCGAATTAAAAATTAACAAAAATAATAAAGAGACTGAAAAAGTAAATATGGGTCTTACAAGTATGGGTATGCCTGAGGCATATGATATAGGGCATGATTATGCAAAATACACTTCATCTATTACACCAGGTGAACCTAATTATGATCCTAAGTTTCAAGGCACGACATATACCCCTAGTAATCCAGATAATAACAAAATACAAGTCTCTGGTAAGAAGATTAAAATGATTAACAAAGTAGAATTAAAAGACATTGAAGAGTGGCGAAATAGCGATGAAACAATAGATAAATATAAGGAACGATACGGTGAAGAGTGGGAATCTAAATTAGAAGAGACCTACGAAAAGATGGTCAACAAAGTTGTTGATACAAATGATCAAATTGTTAAAAGTAGATTTAAAGAATATAGTAGAGATATTAAAACTCTAACAAAAGAAGACTTTAAATCAAAACATGGTAATGAAAAAGAAGAAGTTAGAAAGAGTATTGGAGAGAACATACAAGTGAAAAGTTTTAAACAATTTGATGAAGAGTTTGATAAGAAATGTGACGAGTGTATATTTGAACACGAGTCAGAACCTTTACAAGAGGCCGAGTATCAAGGTAAAAAGGTAAAACTGAACGACCCGATTAGAGGTGGTTCTAAAAAGTTTTATGTTTATGTAAAAGGTCCTACAGGTAAAGTAGTAAAAGTTTCTTTTGGTGATACAACAGGTTTGAGTATTAAGAGAGATGATCCTGCAAGAAGACGAAGCTTCAGAGCAAGACATAGATGTGATACTCCAGGGCCTAAATGGAAAGCACGATACTGGTCTTGTTATCAGTGGAGAGCTGGGGCAAAGGTAAATAACTAATGAGTAGATATAGAGTAGATTGGCAAACATTACAAGAACAAGTAAATGAATTTACACTTGTTCATACGGTAAGATATAGAGATCCATTAAACAAAAAAAGATTTGCAGTACCTTTTAAAACAAGAGAAAAGGCACAGGCAAAGATGGATCAATTAAAAAGAGATGGTGTAAAAGAAATAGAAATTACACAGGATACTTTAAGAGGTAATATAAAATTTAAAGAAGGCCTAGACAACAAAGATTTAGCAGTTGTTAAAAAAGTTATATCTAAATTAGACAAGGCTTCAGACGCTCATGCTGGTCAGAGAGATATGTTAAAAAAGGCTGTCAATGAAGAAGACGACCATGAAGTATCTATGGCAAGAGGTGAGTTAGAGGCAATTGCAGATAAGGCTACTCAATTATCATCTATGTTGCAAGGTAAAACAGATGAAGGTAATCCTTTAGAAGCATGGGTACAATCTAAAATCACAAAAGCAAAAGATTATATTAATTCAGTATCAGATTATTTAATGTATAATCCTGATATGAAAGAAGCAGATTTGACAAAAGGTCAGATTAAAAAAGTACATAAGATGGCAGATGAGTTGCCTAAAAAAGATTTTAAAGACAGATATGGTAAAGAAAAAGGTGATGCAGTAAGATACGCTACAGCAACAAATATTGTTAAAAAGAAAGAGGGTATCACTGAAATAGAAAAAACACCTGCTCAAAGAATATCTGATTTACAGACTAGAATTACAGATAAAAGAGATAAAATTTCTGGTATGGATATTGGTGATCCTAAACAGAAAACGCCTATTGCTATTGCAAAGGCAGATTTAGAAACAATGAAGTTAAAACTAGACGACTTAAAAGCAAAAGAAAGAGCCGCTAGATTAACTTCAGAAAAAGAACCAAAGAAAGAAAAAGATATGCAACAGATAGATGAAAAGATAAAAGGGATACAAACAAAATCTGATAAGTCAGGCATACCTTACGGCATATTAAAACAAGTATATAATAGAGGTATGGCTGCATGGAAAGGTGGACACAGACCTGGTACTACGCCACAACAATGGGCATTTGCTAGAGTTAACTCGTTCATCACAAAAGGTAAATCATACTACACAGCTGACGCTGATTTGGCGAAGAAGGCTCGTGCAGCTAAAAAAGGAAAGAAGTAATGAGTAAATATTTAGAAAGTAAAAAAGGCAGCATTGAAGAACTTTCTACGAAGATAGCTTCAGAGCAGCCAACAATAGATAGAACATTTAAGTCAGACGTTAAATTAACAACAGAGAAAAAATATCTGGATACTAAACCAGGTTCACTTGCAGACGCAGCTGCTAAAGTTGTAAGTGAAAGTAAGTTAGACCCAGTAAACAAAGACGCTGTTAAGAAAAAATTTGACGATAGAAAAGACAAAGACATTGATAACGATGGCGATGTTGACTCTACTGATAAGTATCTTCACAAAAGAAGAAAAGCAATCTCTGGTAATATTAAAGAAAAAGTGATACCAGATGACAAAGGTGAAAAAATTAATCAAAAGAAACACGATGGTTATAAAGACCCTAAAAAAGGTGAAAGAGAAATTATTAATCCTATAAAAGAGGGTAGAATGAAAGAGATTGCCATTGATATGAAAGATTTATCTGCTGAACAATTTAAAGCAAAATACGGTGAGTCAAAATCAGAAATGCAAAAGAAACTTGGTAAACCTGAAAAATCATTTAAAGATATGAGAAAAGAAATGAATGGTAAAACTATGACAGGTAAAAAAGTTGCAGCCGTAGATACTGAACCACAATCAGAGAGAATCTAAATCGTGGACAAACCAATCATCTATTGCGATATGGATGGTGTCCTTGCAGATTTTAAAACTGCAGCCGTTAAGACAACAGGTATGTCTATCAATAGATGGATGAATATACCTTCATCTAAACAAAAGTGGTCACTCATCTTACAAAATAAAAACTTCTGGTATGATCTACCTTGGATGCAAGGTGGCAAACAATTATGGTCTTACATTTCTAAACATGATCCACATATTTTAAGTGCATATGTAGAAGAAAATTTTGACCCTAATTGCATACCAGGTAAGAAAGCGTGGTTAAGAAAAAATGTTAATATGGTCAACCCACAAAAAGTTAATCTTGTAAAAAGAAGAGAGAAGAAACTCTTTGCAAAAAGAGGTAAACCAGCAATTCTAATTGATGATTACGAAAAGAATATAAGAGATTTTAATATGTCAGGTGGTATAGGTATTCATCATACATCAACATCAAAAACAATACAACAATTAAAAAGACTAGGTTTTTAGTCTTATAAATATAGCGTTATATCAACAAATTGAGTACTATTAACTAATATTTAAAATAGGAGAGAAAATTATGTCAAGTTGGGCAAAAACAGATAGTGGAGGAAGTGCACCTTTATGGTCACTCCTTTACGTAAACAAGTCGCCGACAGCGGCGAATATGCACACTGGTAATGCAGCTGCAGCTGGTAAGTTATACAAAAACGAAACTTTCAGTCAGTTTATTTCAGGTGCAAAACTTGGTTTATTCAATATCTCGGCTTCTGAAGCGAGTGCAGGACAATTGTCGCAAGACGGTTCTACTTTATTAAAAGTGACTGGCGCACACAGCGGTTGGGTATTAAGAAGACAAGGGTCTGGTGGCAGAGCAAGTAGAGTACAAGCAGAAACTCTAGTATGCTTAACATCAAACTAATATTATAATATTAAGGGCGCTCTTATGGGCGCCCTACTAAATAATTCGTAAGTGATCTAGGAATTTACCTAGAGTAGCATTCCCGAAAGGGTTTATAAGGAGAAAAAATGGCAGATAAAAAAATAACAGCTCTTACCGATCTAGGTGACGGTATAGCAGCTGCAGACTTATTTCACGTAGTAGATGATCCTACTGGAACACCAATCAACAAAAAAATTGCAGCCGAAGATGTATTTAACAATATACCATCTTTCTTAGGTTTAGCACAAACTTCACAATCATTAACAAGTGATGGTTCAACAACACTTGTAGCAGATGTGACTAGTGCAATAACTGAGGTAAATGGTACAGCTGGTACTGCAACAATAACACTTGCTGATGGTTCAGACGGGCAAATCAAAACATTTATTAACACTTCATCTTCAGGCACTCATGTACAAACTATTACACCTTCTAATTTAAGAGGGTACACTAATATTTTGTTAAATGCTCAAGGTGAAACGGTTACTTGTTTATTCAAAAATAGTAATTGGAATATAATCGCAGGTAATGGTTATACAACTTCGTAATTTGAAAGGGTATTATTATGAGTATTGATTTAAATTATCTACAAGATC